CTCCAAGTCCATGTTTGTCTATTTCCAGCAGTTGATGGAGTTCTATTTAATCTTGCATTAGCACTCCGTCTAAAGCGAAGTGAGTTATTAATGTTATAAGCAACATCAGCACTTGGTATAGCACTAACTGGCAATAAACTCATTAAGCCAATGCTCCAGAGTTTGTAACATATACAAGAGTTCCGTCTGTAAAGTAGGAAAGTAAGTATGTTCCAGCAGTTGAAATGGTTGTTAAAGTAGTAGCTGATACTTCTGTTGTAGCAGCAGCACTAATTGCAAAACCACTACTATTAATTAGTAATACAAAACCAGATTGACCTGCGGTAATGTTAGTAAATGTTAAAGTTCCTAGCGCTGTAGGAGTACATCTAAAGTTATTTGTAACTGACATATCAAATGATAGGTCATTATCTGTTGTAACTGTACCTCTTTGTGGAGCAGTCCATGTAGATGCTGTACCTGGCGCACCATAATCTGTTCCTGCTGTTGCAGCACTAATTGCAGATGTTCCGTTACCTCTTAAAACACCTGTAATAGTTGTTGCACCTGTACCACCATTGCCGACTGGAAGTGTGCCTGTTACTTGAGATGCTAAATTAATATTACTAATTGTATTGTTTGCACCACTAATTGTTTTATTAGTTAGTGTTTGTGTTGCATCAGTACCAACCATTGTTGTGGTTGCGTCTGGAAGCGTAATAGTTCTACTTGCAGTAAGCGTAGTTGGAGTTAAAGTGGTTGCAAATGATGATGTACCACCTGCACGACCAGCTAGGATTACTCCGTCTTGTGTAGCTGCTGCTGATGCTTCTATAGAGCCAATGACATCTAATCTTACAGAAGGATTATTTGTACCAATACCTACATTACCAGTAGAGTCTATACGCATACGTTCTGTAGATGTTCCAGAACCAGATGCTGTAGTAGCAAATTCCATACGACCTGGCATACTTCCTGCAGCAGGAGTTCCATCAACAACAAACCTGATAAAACCTACTTGTTGAGATGTTGCACCATCATAAGCTCTAGCTAAATTTTGACCAGCTGTATCACCAGAACTAACTATTAATGGAGAAGCTACAGTACCTCTAAATTTAAATTGTTGAAATTGAGGTCCAGCAGTATCATTAGTATAGCGATAAACAGAGCTTTGGGCAGCAAAGCCGTCTCCTACAACTCTTGATTCTGCAGCAGCTGCGTTATTAGAAATTTGTAATGATGCAGCAGGAGTAGTAGTACCTATACCTAACCTACTATTAGTATTATCCCAGAAGAAGTTAGCAGATGATTGAAACGGAGAAGTTCCATCACCATAAGGAATACGACCTGCTGTAAGTGTGCTAAGACCTGTGCCACCATTACTTACTGATAATGTGCCTGTAATACTAGATGCTGGAAGACCTGTACAATTTGACAATGTGACTGAAGATGGTGTACCTAATACTCCACCATTTACTACAACTGCACCAGATGAGCCAACATTAGTTTGTAATGCTGTAGCAACATTTGAACCTAATCCAGATACACCTGTGTTAATAGGAAGTCCTGTAGCATTAGTAAGCGTTCCAGATGCAGGAGTTCCCAAATTAGGAGTTGTTAATGTGGGTGATGTTAATGTTTTATTAGTAAGTGTTTGTGTGCCATTTAGCGTAACAACTGTAGAATCAATAGCAAATTGTGAGCCGGTAAGTGTTAAGCCTGTGCCTGCTGTATATGTTCCTGCACCAGAAAATTGAGTGAAATTAACGTCTGAAGTGCCAATCGTTGTAACTGGGTCTATAATTACCCATCCAGTATCATTATTAACTGTACCGTGAGTTACAAAGAAAAAGTCACCACCATTTAATTCTAATGTAGTGTCAGCATCTGTAGCTCTTGTTAATACTGTGCCACCAGTAGCCCATGTATAAATACCATTATGTGCAGCATTAGCTTGGTTTTTAACAAGGACTCTATCGCCATTAAGTAGTGTATATCCGTCTAATATTGTAAGTGCTGTGCCTAATGTAAGTGTAGCACCTACACCTGAACTACCATTATTATATGTAACTGTTCCTGATAAAGCAGCAGTTGTTGCAGCATCTACTGAATCATGTACATGAAGTCCTGTTACAGCAGCATCTACGTATTGTTTTGTAGCTACATCTAAAGCGTTTGAAGGGTCTGAAGTAACAGCTATAGAACCACCAGTAATAGATACGTTGCTACTATCTTGACTTGCCATAGTTCCAAGGTCATCAGTAGTAACAGCTTTATCTGCAGGATATGTAACAAATACGTCTTTAGTTCCTGATGCAAAGTTTACAAGTGAGCCACCATTGCTAGACTCTAATACAGTATCTCTGGATAAAGTAGTGCCTGAAGATGTATATGTGCCAATGCCAACTTCCCATGTGTTATCTCCTGTATTTTGGATAACATAATAGGTAGTATTTCCGTTACCTATAATAGAAAAATCTCTATATCCAGCAGATGCAGTACCAAGCGTAAACGTGCCTGTGCCTGTGGTCGTAGATGTGACTTTAACTCTATCTTTTATGACTAAAGCCATGGTTTACCCTATGAAAGTGTGACTGATAAATTGCCTGTTTCAATTTTAAATATATCGCCATTATCAATGGTTTTCGCAACATCTAATGCTGTATGGTAAAGTAAGTTACCACCTGATAATGCGTCATTAATACCAATCCAACCTACTGTACCCCATGTAGCTGTTGCTGTTGGAAATGTAACGTCAGCATTATTTAATGCAACGCCATTAGAAGGTGCGCCAAATGTTACTGCTGTTCTAGCATAAGAACCACCTGATACTTCTGTACCTGAACCGTCATCATTAGGATTAGATGTCCATAATGATATGTAAACTGTTGCTGGTGATGTATATGTTGTGTTTCTTAGAGTTGCATTTATAAGTGCATTTTCTAAAAAATTACTAAATTCTGCCATAATATTTTCCTTATCTTGGGGTGACGCTTAATGTTGTGTATGAATATGTTTGACCTAAATCGCTTTTCTTAATATTAGCAATTGCTCTATCGTATAATGCTGACCAAGTTTGTATTCTTGGGTCATTCATGAGATAAGGCTCTGCTTCTGCTAATGTTGCGTAAAGTAAAGCGTCTGGATAGTATGCTAAATACAAGTTACTAGCTGTTGTGCTAGAAATAAATGTAGGTTGAGCATAGTATAAAATTTGAATGGTGTAATCTGTATCTTGGCTAGGTGCAAATTGGAACTCTGTACCTAACATAGTAAAGTAGTGTGAACGACCTGATAATGTTGTTTGACCATTACGGAAGAATAAGTCAGGTGTTTGGAACTCTAACAGAATAGGTGGATTACCTTGAAAGTGCATCTCTCTTAACTCTAAGAAGTCAGTAGGAAATGCTACTTTGTTATCTGTAGGTGTAGTTGTAGCTACCTTTAACATTGCTTCTGTTCTTAAGTCACGACTCATTCTTAACTGTGCCATTTGAACGAAGTCAGGTATAACACTTGTCAAGTCATTACGAGCTAAGTAGCTTTCTACTGTAGATACGAATGCGCTATAATTGGTAAATGCCATGGTTTTCCTTTAATATTGTCCGTTCATCATCCAGTCTTTACGCTGACCTTTGAAATGATAAACATATACATCTTTACGTTCTTCTTTACTTCCTGGCGTATAGTTATATTCGTCACATGGAAGTTCTAATACTTTATATTGTTTTTTATCTGATATGAATTTAATGGCTAATTGGTCACCATACCATTCATGTGCTTCTTGTTTAAATGTCTTTAATGCTTCTAATGCGTCTTTCCAAAACTCATGGTTCTTAGAAAACATAACACCTGCGTTGTATGGCATTATCTTTACTAAGTCATTGCCATGTGTATCCATGATGACACCATAACGTCTTGTAAGTGCTACGTCAAAGTCTTGGTCAAATACATGAGATAAGTCTTTCTTGATTATCATGTCAGTATCTAGTGTTATCCAATTGCCTCTAAGTGAAGCTAGATGTTCTAACCTAAATACCATGATAAGACCATTATATTCTTTGCGAATAATAGTATTTACGCCTTTAATAATTGGCGTATTCATATCTGATAATTGAATTATGTTAGCGTTTGGCATAACTTCTTTTACAGAAGCTACCATTTTTGTAGGCATGTCTACATCTTTACCTACGTGTAAGAATGTAACGTTAAGCAAAGATTACATCCTTATGTGCTTGACCTACTTCTTTGTATCCAATGCTTTCTAGTAGATTACGTGCTTCGTATGTAATTGGCTTATGTGCTAGATTCTTTTCTTCTATCACAATCACAGGTCTATAACGTCTAATCTGGTCTATCATGCCTGCAATAGCATTAAATTCAAAACCTTCTACATCTAGTTTTAAGAAGTCTAATGCACCAAAATCAGGCATAGGCATAACCTTTATACCTTTACCTTCAGATAAGTGCCAACAACCTGTATTGTTACCACTTGCTAGTGCAAATTCTTGGTGAATGTCGTAAAGACCAAACTTAGACAGAATAATATTGTTTTTGTTCTTAGTATTTGCTACTAAACATTCAAAGTTATCAGGGTTAGGCTCAAAAGATGCGACTAAATTAAACTTATCACATAGAAACCTAGACCAACTACCTACATGTGCGCCACCATCTACTGCAACGTCCCATTTCTTTACATGTTCTATTGCAATATCTAGTGACTTTCGTTCAAATACATCACCTAATTTAAAATAGTTTACAAAGAATTGGTCACTATCTGGTAAGTAGGTGTTACATGCTAATTTCATAACTGACTTACTACGTTTTCTACTACTTCAGACCATGTTTTATCGTCTTGGTAGATAAGTCTCATAGAACGATACCATGGCATACTTGCTTGTCCGTATCTCCATTGGTGATATTTAGGTACTAAGC